GCAGGGTATTCCCCCGGGCAACCACTGGACACTGCGTACATCTTGACTGCCTGTTGTGGCATTTCGAGCGATGAGCGCCACGCAACTCCAGGCATATAATCCTCAGCCGAATATCTCATTGTACTACTCTCTCCATTTTGTGTGTGGGTGTGTGTGTACTACTACGGTCCGAAGGGAAGGTGTATTGTTTCGTTACACCAGTGCTGTCTTACGGTGGCGCTCTTGCGCGGTGAAGTGACCGAGTGCACGCGCCGTAGCTTCATCCCTTACTCCTGCACGCCCAATCCGTGCGGTTACTGCTTCAATGGCGGAAACGCAGATGGAACAGCGCGCGCCAGTCTCTGGACAGTAATACTCGAAGATGGTTCCTTTATAGAGATCATGGGGCCGCTCGCCAACTAACTCCACACTCAGCGTCATTTTGGCTCCTCCAGTACGAACGTGTCAAACAGTGCGCCTTTAACCAGCCTATAACTATGCACTTGCGGACCCTCCAGTGGATTGTTGTTGACTTTCCGAAAGAACCTCGTTGCGATACCTGCGTACACAAATTCTCCATTCATACATCCGCCAATACACACCGTTGCACGCCGGCCAAGCGGAATCCTCGGCGGGTCTGGGTCTGGTGGCGGGGTCATCCACTCGTCGCCCGATAGCATAGCCATAATGTGTCACGCGAAGAAATAGGGTGAGTCGAGGATGACGTTGAGGTCGAGAGTTCCCAACGCGGGAGGAGCTGGACATTCTGTTGCGTCTTTGGCCTGTGCGCACCATTGCGCGTACAGACTGCCCACAACGTCGTTATCACGGTACAGTGACACGAATGATTCACGAGTGGCGGCAGCCAGAATGCCTGTGTCACATGCGTGCGTGGAGTAGCTGTCGTGGACGCAACCAAATGCTGTTACACCACGCGACATTGCCAGCGTGACCGTCATCTCCAGTGCAGCAGCGTCCAGTGAATGCACCACGTTCGGCGCAATGGCGTTCCGCTGCTTGAGCGGGCGGATTGTGTCCAGTTGCTTGTGATAGCTAGGCTGAATGACTTTACCAGCCAGTACTGTTTTGATTTGCTTCTTTTCCGATTCGAAGTACTCTTGTCGGACAGGAAACCCCGTGACAGGAACGATCCACTCAACCGCTGTCCCGTTCGCTAATATCTGGAGCACCGCTTTCTGCATCCACTCCATTCCTTCACTAGCTGCCACAACCGTCTGTTGCAGCGCGTTCCAAATGAGCAACGCCATCAAATCACACGCTTCGTGGACAACTGACTTACCGGCTACATCTATGCACGTCGCACGGATGGTCTGCCAGTCGTCATGGCTGCGTAAGTAGTCACGGAGCTGGTCTGCGAACCCGTACTTCTTCGACCCGTACCCATATGTCATCGTTGGGCGCTTGGTCAGCTTGCGTGTTACCAGACTCGACTGGAGCCACCACAGAGCAACGGGATTAGTTGAAGCTCCCTCCGCAAGCGCGTCCAGAACGAGGTCAGCAATCGTTTGATATATGTCATGTGGTGTTTGTGACGGTGAAAGGTTGACCGCTGCCCCACCAATAGGATCACGGAACATTGCCGAGAAGTGTTGGAGCCCATTGCACGATCCATCTTGAGCAATCGGTAGATACGACACGAATCCTTCTTCACCACCAATGTTGAGAGCTGCCCACTCACAGCAGAACGCATAGAACTGCAACGGTTTCTCTGCACACTCCGCCCACCACGTTTCTTCCAGTGGATTCATTGCAACGCCGATGATGTCTTGCGTGTGTGCGTCTATCCAGTCGATACGATCATCCAGTGACCAACTGCTCATCTTGGCACCTTCCGGCGTCTTGTCGAGGCAATTAGCGCCATGCAGTGCTAACCATCTAGCTCCGTCTAGCCCCAAAGGCTTTCCTTCGGAGAACCGGAGTAGTGCTTTAGACAAGTCAGCGCCTTGCGGTGACAGAAACGAACAGATTGGGTAGATACGCCCCCGGAAGTCCAGATTATACGCGAAGAAGATTGCATCATCATGCTCCAGAGTGTCCGCTACTTTCAGCGTGTGTGAGTACTCAATGGTGTGGACTACCCGTGCGTGGTTGCGCTCGTGCACTGCGTGCTTTGCTTTGCGATACAGACGCCGACGCTCTTTGCTTACATCGTCATCGCCCGTGATGAGATTGTCGGGCGGCTTTGGTGGCATGGGCTCTGGCTCAAATGCCGGGACACCAGCGAGTGCTCTACCTGTCAGCTTGATCTTGCGCACCAGCTCCAGCACATGCGGATTAACTTGCCACGCTGTCTCTTGCAGTGCGTTGAGCGTGTCATACACCAGTGGCATCGTTGCGTCATCAAACCGAGCTTGCTGCACTCGTTTGTCACATCCTCGTACCAACGGGTGACGGCCACGGAGTGAGAATCGATATCCACCACGTTGCTTTGGCTGCCACCGAAGTGGTGGCACGACCATTGGCATTGCTACTGGCTGCAACAGAGCCAGCATATCGTTACGCTTGGTCAGCCATTCAATGGTTTCCACGGCTGGGACCAACACGACTTCTTGCCGGATAGCTGTACGGCGTCCTTTGCCGTGTGTGTTCTTGACAATCCGTTTGGACTGTAGCTCCAGCATCCCTGTGGTTGATATGAGGATGTCCAAGAGCTTGCATCCAACCAGGAGCTTCGTGCTTTCACTCATGTCCAGGTCAGTCACATCAACTTCCGCATACTTCGCCGTGGCTGCCATCGACTTCGCCATGTGTGCGTAGTTGGACGTGGTGAATGAGTTAAGCCGGTATTCGAATAGTCCCGGTGCTTGCTCTTGGAACCGTCGAAACCGTAGCTCATCCAGCATGTACTTGGTGATGGACCGTGCGACATCATTCAATGGCATCTTGAGTGCAAGCACGTCCAACACAGCTTTGACCATCATGTACGCTGTGACATCAGGACCGAGAAGCTGGACCCATTTGAACGCGCAGTGCTTCCCGCCTGACCTGTGCTCTACCAGGCCCACCCATGTGGTGATGCCAGCAGCGACTTTGCCAACAGCTTCGGACAGGAGTTTCTTGTTACCACCAACGTGTGCAGCGTTGCCAGCTTGCTCTGCGGCGATGAGGCGTTGACGGTATGCTATCGCACCATCGGCTGTAGCTTGGGACTCAAGGAACCGTTGACGCTCGACAAGGGATGCGTATGAGTCCACCGGCTAGTACCGAGCTGTGATACGCCCTGATTCACTACGGAACGACGACTGCCGTGGTTTGCCTGTCCAGATTGGTCCGTTGTAGTGAGTCTTGTAGCTGCTCCACTTGATGTTGGCAGCCAGCATTTCTGCCTTGCGCTGCATCTGGCGACTACCACGTCCTGAGAACTCAATACGCTGGCCGGCCACTAGTGCGCTTACGGCGTTCGCTAGCATGTGCTGAACAGAGACACGACGACGGGTGACTTGTTGTGGGGTTGACCGTTCCATGTTAGAGGGCCCCCATCTGCTCTGCGGCCCGTATGGCCACCAGCACCGCCCTGTACAGAAGGACGGCATTGTCAGCAATGTCATCCGCAACTGCATCAAGCTTGCTGCGTGGATGTGCAGCCATCGTCGCTGCCATCAGAGCTATGGTGTTGTAGCGGGCTGTCTCGCGAATGCTTCGTACGTCCATTTCAACTCTCCTTGTTGTGGATCGTGAACGCGCCTATGGCGGAAGCCGGGGGTCCGGTTCTGTTTTTGGGGCGTATAGGTTGTTCTGGTGGTGGTGCTGCTCTACGGCACTACTACTGACTACTGCTGTCTAGTAACTAGCAGTACCCAGGCTATACCATGCTATGTATTGACTCGCTACGCTCGTACCAGCTGTACCTCAGCCAGTACCCTGCTAGGTATCCCTTAAGGAGGGACTATCATTGGTATCATTGTTGATAATCCACTAAAAGGGTCCATACTGTCTCTCTCTACTGGTTCACTACTGGTGATCCTCAAGGGAGCCTCTAGTAACCCTATAGTAGTCCATACTGGTGTATCTTCACGTCCGTAGGGAAGGTGCATTGATTGGAATACGGACTATTTGTCCGAACCCCCGGGCGTCAGTTAATAAATGGCAGTGGCAATAGTGCAGGTGCGTATGCCGGGTTTATATACCATGCCGGTACTTCTGTCTGTGTATCATTTCGTACAGAGGGTATATCTCTGGCTACAGCAAAGTCCATATTGTGTGTGACTGCGAGCTTGTACTCGTCCATACATGCCGTGCAACTGCTGCTGCTGGTCTTACGTGGTGCCAGGTGTCCGTGAGAACAGGGCTTGCCTGTGAAGTAGTCGCCAAGCCCTTCGGCTATGGCTTGCTTCCGTGGTACGATGACGTGCTTACTCATTTGTTTGGGGTCTCTCTTTTTGGGGTGCCTGTCTGTATAACGGTCCAATAGGAAGGTCTGATTGGTAACGTACAGAGCGTCAGCCGTGGACAGAGAGCTAGTCTCTCGACTCGTGGCTGTGCGACTGGTGTACTGGCCTGATTCATGCTTGCTCTCTTGCAGCGGACAGAGAGGTAAAGTGGAGCTGGACGTATAGCGGACAGAGCGACAGCGGACAGAGAGGTGCTGGAGGACAGAGAGGTAAATGTGCTTGTGTGCGATTTCGTACATAGGCCTGCCCTCAACTGTATAATTTCTATACAGTGATTGCGGGCCCGCCATGCCGTCTAGGACTGTGGCATATGTCTAGCCATACTAGGACGCCAGTTCGGTAAAAGAATGGACTGGCGCCCCCTTGCACCGCGTAGGCGGGCTATCTACCGGCCTAACCCCTGGATCAATGCTGCCAGTAACGCTAGTGCCCCGATCATCAGGGCTATTTGGATGATGGCCCCAAGCGCTTCCTTGATGATTCCAGATTTCCGCTTCTTCAACACCATTGACTTATCCCCGGGCTAGGGTGTGCTGTGAATCTACTGTGCTACAGCTTCCTTCACGTATACCGGCCCCGTTTCGTTCACGGGGTCGATTAACTCGGTATATCCGTACCGCTTGAGCCAGCGTTCACACCCGCCAGCCGTGTCAGACGCCATGAGGTAGCCTTGGTTCGACTGCACTCTCCATGGCCTGACCGGAAACGGGAACCACTGTATCCAAGTTCGGGCCGGTAGATTGGCGCGTGCTAGTTGAGCTTTGGTCATGTGTCGTACCCCCAGCCATTCACTAGGCTTATTACATCCTTCACTAACTCTGTGCGGAGGTTGTCAAACCCATATGCCACTCTCGCTGCCTTGGCGCGGTGCCATGGGTTTACGTCGCCAAACATGCCAAATTGGACGCCTGCCTTGCGCGCCTCATGTGTCAGATTCCACGTTGCGACAAACGTATCCGGCTGTGGGCTGTCCCCATCAAAGTCAACGTCAACGTATGCGCCACCTGGTGCGATGATGTGCAGCATAATGGCGCGCGGGCAGTGTTCCATCCATTCAGTATCCACCGTGACCGTCGCACCCGCCTCAACTAGCTCTTGACTCAATAGATTGGCCATTTGCACGCGGTCAGCCTTTCGGCGTTCGCTCAGTTTGGCACCGGTCATTTCGGATACCTCCCGCCTATCGTCCGCGTGATAACCGCATCATCCCCGAGTAGATAGGCGGTGCTGTACCACATCCTATTTGACGGGCTAAACTGGACTAGAGCGTATTCGCGTACATCGTCGCGTGACGTGAACACATCTACAACCTGGCCGCGGCGCCATGCGTTATCTGGACGCTCCGGGCCGACTGTGGCAGCGTCTCCAATGTGGAATTGCATGGCTAGTTATCCCGGAAAACGTGGCCATCAATGAACGTATATCCGGCCATGAACAGGTCGCGCGCAAATGCGTCATAGTCAAAATAGTTGCTGACGCTTTCATCCACGTTGTCTAGCATGCCGATCTCTTCGATGTATGACTCCGCGTATGCTTCCTCAGTGTCATACTCACCACAATACGCATCGGTGAAATCATCAGACGATAACGTCACGTCCCCAATGTTCTGAGCCCACAGTATCCACGGCTCGCCATGCTCTTCGATCATTTCAGCGGCATGCGCGACTTCATCAAGGTCCGGATACTCACCGAATGTGGACGCGAGCGGGCCAAACCCGTCGTAGTCGTGGATTGCGTACTCTTCGGCGCTTGGGACAGTGCCCACTCCATTGCATACTACACATGTCTCGATTTGCCCGTCGTCACATTCAATGTGCTTGTTGCCGTCACAGTTGGGACACACAAGTATGACATTCGGATACTTGGACGTACGCAATATGCGTTTGATTTCGTCGCGCATATCGTCTGCGTCAGTGGCGTCTATCCACTCGCCGGTTAGTACGCCGTTGTTGTAGTCGGCAAGGACGGCGATGTAAACGCGTGGTGTGTCAGTGGTTGCTGTGTTCATGGTGTTAACTCTCCTTTGGTGTGTGAGTGCGTGCGAGTGTAAGCAGCCGTGCGTTGTACACATCCCATTCACTGGCTGTCAGCGTGCCACCATCACAAGCCTTGCGGTCTGCAAAGTAGGGAACGCGAAGTGCACGAGCTGCAATGAGTGTGGCGCTTTCTTTGGCGTTCATTAGCGCATGCTCTCTGCGGCAAACTGGCGCGCACGCTCGATGCTGGCCGTGTCAATGAAGCCAACCACGCGCAACGGTGTGGCAATCCATTCAGTACCCATGAGTGCAATTTCATCCGCGTCCGTTAGTCGCACTTGCCACATCCCTGCGCATGGGCGCATTTCGCACTTCTTGCCGGTGCTGGTTGTGGCTTCGATGATAATTGTGGTGTCCATTGTCTCCCCGTGTGTTAGGTGTCTATCCTGCACGCCACCAGTATCTATGTCTAGCACGGATAACACAAGGGCAAATCTTCTAGTTAATCAAACCCTAATCTATGTTTCGGTATGGATTCGGTTTCAACAGTCGGGTGACGTTGAGCTCGTCAGCTAGTCGGCGCGTGGCGACGGATACCGCGTCACCAATAGTATGCACGCGTCCAGTGTCGAGCGTTAGGCGTGCTGCCAGGAGCCGGAGGAGTTGTTGTACCTCGACAGCATCATCCATTGGTAGACGGATGTTGATTTGTGGCCGTAGATCGGATGCACTCATAATGATACAACATATGACAATCAGGCAGTGTGCGCCAGTGGACACTGTCTAATGTGGCAGGCTGCCAATAAGGCATGATAAGACATGTCAATATGGCAGGAAAAACAAACCGATAAGAGACTTACGTAGAGTAAGCGACTAACTAAAAGTAAGCAAATAACGCGCGATATGACGCTCGCACCCTCCCGCGCACCCTATTGACCCTTAGATAACCAATCAAAAGCCACCCCATAACTCATTGTGCCACATAGACTTAGCATCATGAGTGTGCGAGTGGTGCGCGACCATACATCAGGGCCCAGGCGAGACATAGAACGCGCCAGCGCGCACGCGTTCCATCCAGGCGCGTTATGAGATCGAGAGGGTGGCATGGGGAAAACCTGCATGGCCGCCATATCGTATACCGGCTCGGATATGTTCACCAAAATTCCCCAGCCCGACACTTCAGGCATCCATTGAAATCCCATAAATCAACGGATGCCTTGAGGCGTCCTCTTTATGTAATTGCCCGGACTACAGCCTGAAACAACGAGTCTTTCAGCCGTTGCTCTTGAGGGAGGTGGTCGTATGGGACGAAACAAGGATGCTCTTTCTTCACCGCATCTTTCAGAGCACCGTACGTCCATCCGGTAGCCGCTTTCTCAGCAAGCCATGAGTCATGTGATCCCGAAGGCGGGGCGTCGGGATGGCTCACTGTGAATACCACCCCTTTGATGGCGCTCTCTCGCTGCCAGTCGGGTGCATCGTCCCACGGAAGCTGGGAATCATCTCCAATCCCAACGCAATATGCGCGGTTGGCTTCATGGGCGATGCGGGCAATATCTTCTACTTTCATTGTGTATCTCCTCTTGTATGTGGTTAACTATTCGATGCCGCTTGCAGCAACATCCTCTCGAAATTATTGGCTATCTGTGGGACCGTCTCTGGAATCACATGAGCATACACTTTCATCATGGTATCCAGCGAGTGCCCTGCCCGCTCTGCTACAGCCGGCCCTGGCTCACCTGAAGCCAACAGCAAGCTTATATGGGTATGCCGGCAGCAATACAGTGGAACCGCGGGCAACCCCAGCTTCTTGAGCATGGAGCACCAAGCCCGATACGCATTGTGTAAGCAGATGTGTGTCCCAGACCTCGTAGCGAATATGAGGTCATTCTTGCGTTGGTACGCTGGCCCAGCTTTCATGATCCGCTTCGTCTGCTCTTTCCGATGTAGCGCCAGCGCCGCCACGGTGGACTGTGGGATGGAGATGGTCCGCATGGACCTCTGGGTCTTGGTGGGCCCAATCTCGTAGTGCCCCGGCTTGACCTCTATGAGTGCTTTGGTGATCCGGAGCTTATCGTCCGTGAGGTCTTTCCACGTCAGCGCCGCGGCCTCTTGGGGTCTCATGCCAGTATTAAGCAGGACATTCCATAAGATGCCCCACGGTCCGGTCATACTACTATTAGATATGATGGACCCCACTTGCTTCGCTGTGAGTACTTTGGGCTCCTCTCGGTCTACCTTGGGCAGTGTTGCACCGTCACAAGGGTTAAATGGGAGGGTCCGCCACTGTACAGCCTGAGCTAGTGCGCTCTTGAGGACCGTGTGAGTGTACCGGACGATCCGATGGCCCAACCCGCGGCTGGTCATCCCGGCGTACAGTGCTTGTATGGAACTTGGTGACAGATTCGCCACCTTAACTGTACCTATTGCGGATATGATGTAACGCTTGGTGAGGTATCTGTACATTACCAACGTACGTGGAGATACCTTCATAGATGCAGTGTCCGTCAACCACTGCTCCATGTACTCGGCTACGCTCTGCTTCGACGTAGATACGACGCCATTGCCGCTGTCCAGCTCACCAAGCATCTTCACTCGGAGCTGGTCAGCTTGGCGGTATGTGCCTCTGATGACCTTGGATACTGACTGACGCTTGCCGCTCAGGCCAGTGCCATTGGGGACTCGGACAAGGTATGCCCCGAAGCCCTTGGTGACTATCTGGCCACGCTTACGTCCGGCGCTCATGGCTTCCCCTCGGTTGGGGCGGGTGCGCCACTGGATGTGTGCAGGACTGCGTCGTGCAGGGCGTCCATAGCCTCGTACTCAAATGGGCCGCCGTACTTTTCCCACGCTGTGGCCGCTGCCAATACCACGGCTTCTGCTTTGGAGAGTGCATCGGCAAAATAGACGAGTGCTCGCATATCAGGTGAGAAGCATTCGGGAGTATCATCTATGCGCTCCTGCAAATCTCTGGCACGATTAGCAACCCACTCCGGCATACTTCCAGCCTCTACCGGCACGGCTGTGTTTCCTGTGTTCATCTGATGATCCTCTCCTATTTTGGTTGTTGTCTGACAGTACTACGTCCAATAGGAAGGTCTATCACTTTAAGTGTGCGGTTGGTGCGCGGGTGTGGCACCAACGCTGCATACTGTTGCTCTGTAACAGCTTACGAGGCATAGACTTAATCCACCCTTCCTATGTACCGAATTTGGTAAGTACCAAACTTGGCCATTTTACCGGAAGTTCAACCCCCACAACAACTTAGCCCTGTCTAGCAGAGTGCCTGTTAATCGAAGGGTCGTAGGTTCAAGTCCTACCTGGGGAGCTGTACATAAACCGTTCCCACACAACAAGTTATGCAAGAGAGGGGCCATAACGTCGGCCCCTCTTTTTGCGCTTAGTGTGCGAGTTGGTGTGCGAAATGCATGGATCGTAGAGAGACGATACCTTTAATTCATGCAAACCATCATTCGAACGCTTTGGGCGATCTTTCACTACATGGGGAAGCCTGATCCGGTGCTCACCCCCGAAGAGCAGGCCGAGAAAGACCGTGACGACTTTGAGAACTCGGCCTGGTAGGGGAGAGGGCTGGGATTACCCGTGAACCTGCACAACGCCTGAGGTAGCTGCCAATATACCAGCTACGTCTGCGCCGACATCTGTGCCGTCACTCGCCTGATCCGCGCCGCCTGATTTGTATGGGGAACCAGCTGGCAGTGACATATCCGTGTTCAAGCTGAGTGCTGCTTGACTTGCAACAGCCCAGTTGCCGGATGGATAACCGGTTATGCCAGACGGCAATACGAATACGTTGTGATCGACTGCGTATGGAGAACTACAGAAATATGCTAATGCTGCACTTCCAACACCGTATGTGTCTACGTGGATAGTGCTGTCGCCTACGCCGATGATCGAATCACGGAGAAGGAAACCGTCCAGATATTGCGGCCCTGTGAAGTACAAACCGTCGTCACCGCTAAAGGCAGTAATGTGCTGCAACGAAACGCCATCGACGTTTGCTAACAGGACGATCTGGTGTGAGCCACCATCTCCATAATCTCCGTTGCCCCCCAGCTTCTCTATCAGCATATTCTTTACTGAAATGCGAGCCGATCGGGTAGCTGGTGCTGTTTCATCGTAACCGGGATTCGAGGCAAAGGTCATCGCCCGAGCCACATTGATTACGCGATTCGTGTCATAAGTAACATCCTGCACCGTGCACCACGGAGCGTTCCTATTCTGATTGACCGGAGTCACTAGGAGTGCTGTTCCGTCTTGTGCATCGACCCAGCAATTCTCGAATACATTATGCTTGACGAGTACACGCCTTGCGTTCTTGAACTCTAGGATGTTCTTGACCTGCCACACACCATTCCATGCCGCAGGCTTGTAGAAATGACATGCCTCGATAGTAATATCTGATGGCACAAGATTGGTGATGAACGGATCGGACCCACCGAACAGCACATTTTCGCAAGATGCTTCGAGATAGCAGTTTTTGGCGTAATACGGACCGGGGCCATTACCACCATAAATCGCTTGGCAATCGCCACCACCTGTCTCATGTATGCCGCTGATATAGCAATCGACCGCAACGCCGTTAGAGCAGTGCAATCCAAGGCCGTGGCAACTATTCAAGCTGTGCGTATTGCCATGCAGATAGCATCGGTCTAGTATCAGATTGTCAGGCACCAAACTTAGGCTGTTCTGTGCACTGGAGCCGTCGCCAAACTGTACAATCGTGTATACGACCGTGACCGTGGATACCGGTGCGATCTCTAGTCCTGAGAGTCGGTAGCCCCCCGCCGCCGCTGACGTAGCTGTGGTGAACGCAAACCCAGAGTTAGGAGTGAGTATCGTCGCCATGTTCGATACATCGGTTGGCGCAACCCGCGTACCTACAGCCAGCGATGACAGGTTAGCCGATCGAATGATGACGACGCCAGTACCCGACTTAGCAGGCAACGTGTAATTTCCAGTCCACGTCGCCCCCGCATCAAGCACTAACTCATCCCCGCGGGCCGCGGCGTTGATCGCCGCTTGCAAATCACCCCCGGAATGAACTAAGGTCGTTGCGCCAGTAACAGTTGGATAAGTAGTACTGGGAGTGGAAATCGGGAGAGTAGCAAGCCCGCGAGTAACAGTCGTGGGCAGGACTAGAATCTTCCCCGAGACTGGATCAGTAATCCGAAGATTAGTTGATCCAGCCTTCCGCGCGGTTGCTTGCAGTAGTGTAGTTGTCATAATGGTCTATGGGTGCGTTGCGGTTGCTTCATCGATATAGAACGCGAAGCCAGTTCCGGTTCCGGTGCCGCGTACAAATCCGAACTGTTGTGTTCCGGTACCTGCCGAACCACCATTGGTAACAACGAACGAGAACTGAGCCCACGTTGTCGTCAATGGCTTGTCCACTGAGAAGTTGTCTTGGACGCCAGATTGCGTACATTTGATCTGGAGGTTCCCCGTACCCGTTTCGCATTTGGCCCAGCATGAAACTGTAAACTGCTTGCTTGCTGTTCCCCCTGAAATTGTTACGGGTTGCCTACGTCCGTCACCACCACCACCACCACTTGTTGGAGAGGCATTGTCGGCAACAATCCTGCTAACATTTCCCGTACCCCCGCCGTGCAGAGTAGTTGAGATTAGGGATACAGATGAAGCTGCCTCTGCTACCCAAGGCGAAACTGTTAGATCAAGGGGTGAGGTAAGCAGATTGCCCGGTGCTGAAACTACAAGCGACACCGTATTAGTATTGCCTGCCGTTGCATCATGCAGGTAAACCCCTGTATCCGTGCCAATAGTAGCCGATCCAGTCGCACTGATGGCGACGGTTGCCGCTGTACCGGAGCTTGCGACTATTGAAGCTGCGGTAACTCCCGTCGGCAATCCTAGCAATGTCTGACCTGTTACCAATCCATTGCCAACGATATTGTGGCTTACCGAACTGTCACCCCGAATCACCGTGCCAGATATACTGGTAAGTGAGTACGCTGGTGCTGCAACGGTCATCACTGCGGTTGCTGTGTGGGCCTGTGGATATGTTGCATTAGGATATGTCCCCGTGATAGTTGCGGTTCCTGCCGCCACTGCTGTTACAAGTCCCGCGCTATTAACGGTAGCTACGCCAGCGTTACTAGTTGTCCACGTCGTTGTAGCTGTTACGTCAGTAGAAACGCTGATCTTGGCGGTGAGTTGTTCCGTGCCACCGATGGCTAGAGTGTACGTTGACGGCGTGACAGCAAGCGTGTAGTAAACGCTCATCAGGACTTCTGTAGCTGTCCTGCCGTGATCGGAATCAACAATATAGATTCCTGCTGGAAAGCCTGTTGCTGCTGCGGTAGTTGTTGCAGTGAGATCAAAGCTGACATGATTCAAGTCAACCACTGTAGCACCGCTCGCCGTAACTCCTGTGGGCAGGCCCCCTAATGTCTGTGTGCTACGCGGGTTCGCAGTTTTCAGAGTGATTGTTTCTACGCCGCCCTGACTAATCACGAACACATACGTACCACCGGGCAGATCAGTGCTGAATGTCACGTGCTCGGTCGGACTGGAATTGGATAGGTACTCCGGTTCATCGATTGCGCAGACTGTTCCGTCGTCTGTGGTCGCTGTAAGCTGCGAGAGGATGTCAGTACCGGGAGCATTCGATAGATACGCACCATCTGCAATCTGAAACTGCGGTCCTGTGTTGACTGCCAGGGAGGTAATGGGTGTACCACCTTGCGTGAGTACAAGGGTTACAGTTCCACTCGATACAGTCACACCAATAGTGCAAGTCTCGCCATCCACCGTGTGCGTAGCCACGATATTGCACGTCCCAGCGGCCACATACGTGACGACGCCGGACGAGTCCACAGTAGCTACCCCGGTGTTGCTGGACGCGAACGTGCAGCCCGATGTAACCGTGACGCCGTTCTGATCTTTGATTACAAGCGCCGCGCTTGGTCCTGCCCCAGCCGTGACACTGAGTGATGATGGTGTGGACGCCAGTATCTCAGCCATAACAGTGAGTCCTGCCGTAACCGTCTTGCCGCCCGCGGTGCGGGTAAACGTAGTCGTCCCCGGACCTTGGAGCGTGATCACGCTAGTCGTTGCGTTGATGCTGGCTACCGACGGTGCGCTAGACGTGAACGCATTGGCCGGAGACAACGCATCAGTATACGGAGATGACGAGTCGGCGGTCTGCCACTGGCCTAGTGTGGTGGTTGGGGCACTGGCTGTCTCTATCACACTAGACGAACTCAACGCCATTGTCAGATGGTCTAGTATCTGAGCCACCCCCATGTGCCGCCACTTCTTTTTACTAAGGCCGCCTCCTAATCCAAGCCGTCCCATTAGGACAGCGCGACCATAAGAGTTGCCGTTGTTCCCGTAGCTTTCACCTGCCGTATCTCACACTCAATCGACTGGCCTGCGCCTACAGTGAATGTGGCCGTAGAGCCATCGACAGCGACAACTGCCACTGTACCAGCCCCGCCAACGAACAGTGAGCGGCAAACAACAACAAGCTCAACCGTATCGCTTGGCGTAACGGTTTCAACGTGGATGCCTGGGGAGTCAAGGCGGATCGGGGAGTGTCCAAAATTATCTATTGCAGTCATTGTGAGGTGCTTGTGTTAGTTGTGTGTGTGTGTGATGCTACGGAATCATCTTCAAGTATCCTGCCTGTACTGCTGCTGCTAAGTACGTTCCCATTGCGTTGCATATAGCTTCCCGCTGCTTGTGCTTGAGTATGTCATGGCACCCAGCGTCCCACATGGCTACATGGGTCATCTCATGGAAGAACGTCTGCCAGACAGTCTCGCTGCTAGAGCCTGCGTGAAGCTGTACAGTGCGTGACTTGAATCTGGAGATTCCCAATGCGTTCTCTTTGCTTTCCAAGTCTGCCTGCATAGTTACTGGCACGGGCCCGAGCACAGAGAACATTCGCTTGGGGATGTTGGGAAGCTTATTCTTCGTGTTATTCCTAACTGGCATATATTCTTGCGTGGGAATGTGGAGTACTACGGTGGAATAACGCACGGTGGGAGTCGAACCCACTACCGGGCCTATTGTATAAGGCTGCCGATCCGTTTGGCTTCGCACGTTGGTGGCCCGATATGCCCCGTGGGGCAGAGGTCGTGACCCGTGTGTTACTAGATACCGCTCTTGATTTGTGGGCTGCTGCCGGCTGGGCCACTCTGAGGTGCGGCTGTGGCTGCTGTGCCTGAGCCTGGCCCACCCAGGATGGATGTGGCACTGGTCTTACGCAGTGTCACCACGACGTATCCGATAACGGCTGCGGCTAGTGCAAGGAGTATTATGATTGCTACTGTCATTGAGGTGTTCTTCCTAGTTAGTATGTGAGTCGGGAGTCGATGAATGTGACAGCACCAAAGTTGTTCCAAGAGACGCCACCGCTGGTTAGGTAATAGCGTAGGTACAGCGTGTATCCACCGCTAGGCGGGGAGCTTGGTGCAAACACAGATTCATCTGGGTAGTAGTCGGGGCTGCTGGACACGAGTGCAGTGTACGAGCTGTTACTGTGCCACTCCACGGTGAAATCGGTGTACGGGATGCCGCGGTGATTGGTGGCAGCTACGCAACTGAGTGCAGCAGGGTTGGCGTTGAAGTCACCCGTGTACGCATTGACGTTGGGCATGGACAGGTCGAACGTCACGTTGTCGTATCCGCCGTCTGCCGTGCCCCCACTCCCTGTGACTCTAGCGGAGAAGTGTGCTTGACAGTATCCGCTGGCCGGTGGAGACGACTGGTCCGTACCACTATAGTAGTACGTAGCACTACCACTCTCACTGATTGTGGCGCCGGGGTTGTACGGGGCGATTATCTCCACGTCAGCCAAAGCTGAGGAGCCACTCACGGTGTTGCTGTTGAGCACCACAGAGCCACCAGGATTGATCGTGATGCTGCTGATGGTGAACAATCCAGTAGCCGATCCTTGGCGAATGATGTTGCCGATTCGGGAACCACCAATGAAATTCCCTACCATGCTGTACACATGCCCGGAGTCTTGCGGGAACACGTCGGCTCCAGCAGGTCCACCTGTCCAATCAAGGGCCGTCACAATGTAGTCGCTCATCTTGGCGCCGGATGCTGCACCGGCAACGTGATTGCGAAATGACTGGCCGGAAGTGGCTGCGTAGCCTGAGCACTTTATGAGTTGAATGAGATCGTGTGAAGACATAATGCTTATGCCAGCACGAAATCGGGGGCGGTGATGTTGCCAGCGAACGTGCCAGCAGCCGGGAACGTCGCGCTTGATGGTGTCAGTGTCGCGACTGTAGTGCCACCGTTCGCAAGCGTGAGCGCAGTGCCCCCGCTATTCGTCCCGAAAGTCGCTGCGACAAACTGGCCACCAGTGGACGTGACGATGCCGCTGAACGACGCGGACGTGCCAGCCAGCGCACCCGTCATCGTGTCGCCGGCTTTTGCTACGTACCGAGCATCCGCCACTGCTTCTGTCCACGCTGGATCGGCTGCTATCGTGACGGTGACTGCCCCAGAGACTGCTGTGGCTGTTACTCCGGCCCCAACAAAGTTGAGCGAAGTAGCGTCAGGTGTGAGTGACGCCCCTTCATCCATAACTTCTACGGAGAAGACCCCCACACCGGGAACACCACCGGTGCTTGCATCCAGTACAAAGTCTTCTGACGTGGTGGTGCCGACAATCGTTGCTTCGCCGGCGACGTATAGATCGCCGGTTATGACCCCATTGTCACCAGACGACCCTCCTGACTGGCCACTTCCGATATACAACGGGGGATCGGGATGCGTTTTACGCAGTGGTCTAGCCACAGTGGGTATCCTTCATTTTATTTGTGATTGGTGTATTGCTACTGTTCCGTAGGGAAGGGTGGTTGATACGTCCGATCCACTAATGCCGCTTCGGGCTGGCGTAGCTGAGGTTCCCCACACGCATTCCAACGCCGAGCACATTCTGGCCCCAATTCTTGAGTTCTTGGTCCAGTAGCGAGTCTTTGAACTTGTCGTGTGCTTTGGCTTGGTCGCGGCCCATCTTGTCTTCGAAGTACGCGCACGCTCCGGCGAGAGCTTCTATACGGTCATCGTGAGCTAGAGCGCCTTTCATGCGTGCCATACGTGTGAACTGCTGCACGAATGAGTACTGAGAATTGTCAGCTTGCTGCTTCAAGTCTTGCTCTATAACGCGACGATCTACAGTGAGCCGATGTGACTGGATGATTGGCTCCAGCACATCCAGGATGCGTCCTTCTTTCATCCCTCGTGCCCACTCAGCGTCCTCGACAGCCGAGCGGCCTATCTTCATGACCGCGGTACGGAGCATCTGCGTGAACATGCCACCGCCATAGTTGGGCTCCACAATGATCTTTGTGACCTTGTAGCGCGCCGCTATGCCAGCGAGTGCCTGCAACGTTTCCTCTGCAAACCCCGCTTTGTAGCCGCCGATGGCGAACAGGTGGAGCTGTGAGTACAGAATCTTGAGAACACAGTAGCTCGTCTCGTCACCACCACGGCCAGACGGATCGACAAACATGATCGCCTCAGTGTACGGCGCCATTTCATCAGACTTCCAAGCCGGACGGAAATAGTAGTCTCCGTCGAATCCACCGGGAGTCAGGTCTTTGATGCCATACTCTTTCTCTGAGCTGTGGACAACGCGGACGTGAGTCATGGTGTCGTCAAGCTGTGACACTATAAGGTCACGCAGCTTGAGCGGGTGCTTGTCTATCTCACTTGGGTTGGTGTCCAGCATGAACTGGAGCGCATATCCACTACGGCCATATTCAGCCAGTCGCTTATCCAGCTCCTCTCTTGGGAATCGTGTCGGCTCCACTGGAGTGTGTGCCGGAACTCCACGCTCCACCATACGCATGATGAACGGAGCCAGTGTGCCATGGTACGCTTCGGTGTGCTCCGGTACTTCTGCGGGCCACACCATGATCTTGTAGCCACGAGCAGGGAGCCTGTTATACACTGACTGCTCTACCTGTGGTGTGCCTAGATACACGACGCGGCCCCCAGGCTTGAGCACGGCGCCAAACTCACGGATCAACTCCGCTATGCGCTCACGGAGTCCGTGGGCATACGAGTTCTTAGGCGTCTCAATGTCGTCAGGCACAATGATGTCTGCTCGTGATCCGGTGAGCTGTCCGGTGATACCAACGCTCTTGACGGATGGTGACAGGTCAGCGGTTGCCGGACCAACATCGAATGCCAGGTTGGAATCGCGCTGGTTCCCATGCGGACGCAAGTGCTGGAGCAGTGGCATGTCGAGCAGGCGCTTGCAGAACGTCGTGAAGTTTATAGCGTGGTCTTCCGACGCTGACACGACCATGATTTTCTTCTGTGGGTCAAGGAACAGGTGCCACAGTACAAACGAAACCGTGATCCACGACTTGCCTACACCGCGGAACGCTTCGATCATCAAGTGTGACGGGCCATGCTGAAGGTTGAAAGCCAGGTCATTCTGTACAGCAGTTGGGGCTGGGAGTCCCAAATAATCCCAAACTTGACGTAAGAAAACGCGAAAGTCGTCCAGCCCAGCCCGTTCTATCTCCTCTTGTGTGTACACTAGCCCACCAGTCGCGGTCGGGCATCTCCATCCTGCTCATCTGCATCAAACGAAATCTGTGATGTGAGCTTGTCAAGCAGCTCTTGCGGTAGCTGTGCAGGGTCCAGCGTCCAGCCATTCGCCATCAACACGCGTGCGATTGTGGCGCTGTCTGTGGACGTAAGCTCACCGTTCTTGGCGAGCCGTATCCAGTTGTTGAGCAACAGGTCCGCGAGCTGCTCTGCCTTCTCTATCTGCTCTTTCTTCTTGTTGTTATCCATAAGGTTCTTGTGTTAGTGCCCGAACAGCTTGCTAAACCAGTAGCTCGCTGCACTCATTATGACCACAATCACTGTGCCGATACCGAACACCCGGCTGATCTTGGATTCGACATCGCTGAGTCGCGTTTCCATCAGTGCGAAACGGTTAGCGCTATCGAGGTGTGCTGTGGCTATCTGTGCGGTAAGTGCGTCTAGCTTTCCTTCGACGCGCCCTAACCCACGGATAAGTGTGGCTGTGTTTTCATCCATTATTGATATGAGAAAGCGGCCCCACCGGTAAAGGCAAGGCCGCTTGAGTGTGTGAGATGGTGATATGCTACTGAATGAACGCGGGACTGGCTGTGCTATTGGTACGAGCTGACAGTGGTGCTGCCAATGCTCTGGTGCTCTGGCCTTTTGCCATTTGGATTGCATTCAGCAACCCGGGATATTCCGTCTCGACTTTGGCGAGAGCTGCACCTTGGTACGCTTTAATTACATGAGAAGCAGCATCGTATCGCTCTCCTCCAGGGTATTGATCCGTACCTGCACCCATCTTGGCCCAGCCATCGGACTGCATAAGCTCAGTGAGTTTGGCACGCAATGATGGCATACCGTTGCCCATGTTGCCTTGCAGCTCCAGCATACGATCATACGGAGACTGTGTATCTTTCGCATTCCGTTTCCACGTTCCACGGTCTGTGAGGTCGATACCGCCAACCTTTGACGAGGGCATCGCCATGCCTCTGCCGAGCTGGACGAGCTGCTCTTGTACATCGTTGATGTCAGCACCCGGACGCAGCGTGAACGGATTCATCTGCTGTAGCAAGTTTCCCGGAGGCTTGATTACTTTCTCCCCCAAGATGTTGCGCTGTGGCTCCAGTGTGGAGGACATGTGTGGCACGCTTGATTTGAGCTGGTCCACAAGTCCTCTAACTTCGGTGTACACATCGGGTGTGTCAACCTGCCGGCCCAATGCGGGGACGAATGAAGTGAGCACTCCACCAAACAGTGCTTTCGCCTTGTTTGGATCACCGCTGTCAAACGCATCTGAGAACTGCGAGATACCTTGCATGAATGACTGGTTGGTCACATCCTTGGATGCAGCTACCACGAACTTAGCGGCAATGTCAGAGGACACTTCTTCGTGTACCTCTCCAGACATTTCCGTCATGTCAGACACCAGGGACATCACCTTGGAGAGCTGGTCAATGCCCCGGTATGACATCCACTCATTAGTACCGGGGATGCGTACCGAGTACGCCTGATGTCCGGCGTCAAGCCACTGCTGACGTAGCTCTTTGTCAGTAGGACCATCACCCGTCATGTTCCCAGCAGCGGCCCATCCGGCTATGGTGCCCCACAGCATTGTGCCACTGGCTTGCTTCCCAATGGCAGCAGAGCGGCGAATGCCGCCGGCTTCCAAGTCAGATTGCATCTGGCGTGATGCCAGGCCGAGCAACGGTGTGCGCTGCCAGGAGTATCTCACCAGGTTGATGGGTGTGCGAACGAATGGTGCTATGAATCGCAATAGCGGGTATTTCTGTATCCCGCCTTGAATGGTCTTAGCGAATCCGGTTAGCGGTGCAGAGAATGTTGCATCACGAGCTTGCGCCAGTGCCACAGGATTCAATGCAGCTCCCGTAGTGGGATTCGTGGACGTGCGCAGGTCATCAGCCAGTCTTCCGGCGATGAACTGGTTCTGCTCTTCCACTGACATTTCCGGCATCTGAGCCAAGTCTTCACGTGCTGCTCGCATGGACAAGCCACGTATGGCACTCAAGTAGTCCACGTTCTTGAAGAACTCGTGGTTGGCTTGTGTCAGGCTCGTAGGCACATTCATGGCGCGCATGGCAAGGTTCGAAATGCTGCTCTCTGCTGCCTGCCCTTCATCCGTCTCAATGCTCATTCCCGGATCAAGTACACCACCGCCTTTCATAAGAGATCGACCAGAAGCCCGCCATGCAGCACGGAAGTTCTGAGTCAGACCGAACAGCGCATCTTTCCCGAACTGTGCATCTTGAGCACCACCGGCTGCCATCTCCGCGTTGCCCCTGAGCAGGCCCATGCCCCGGGTGATGTTGCCACCGAGCCAATACTCGCCACTGCTCCATACGGAGGAGAGAGCCTGACTGGCCGCTAGCTTGAACTGAGTCTTGGTTCCGGAGAGCATCATGTTGGCTCGGAACGCATTCACTTTCTCAGTCATCGAAGTGTTGCCGGATGTCTCCGCCACTTTCTTTGCGACACTACCATACATAGCATCTTGTATGAGAGAAGCATCGCCGCCGCTGAGGCGCACCTGTCTGGCCAAGTCTTGCCAGTCTTTCGGTTCGAAGTTGTCTGTGAAGTTAGGGGGCTTGGCCCCCACGGTCACATCGGCAGCGTCCGCCCCATCGTTCAAATCAGGGATGACATTCTTGAGTCGCTGGAGAGAGCGCCCAAAGCCACTGTCAATAGCAGACGTTTCCGCTCCGAGCTGTAGAAGCTGCTCGGTAGCTGCTTTGAGGTTGGCCCCTGCCACTGCATTCGTCGGGTTAGTGTCGAGTGCTCGAGAGAGTGTAGCTACTTTGCCGGCCAGTTGATTCAGCACGATCTTGCGTGCGAACTGCTGGGAGTCTATGACACCCTGTGCGTCGGCTGTATTGCGTGCATCTGCAAGCCAGCTGTCAGCGTTGGTCGTCCGAACCAGAGCCGTTGCTTTAGCTACAAAGGCATCGGTTGACGTTCCAGCACCTTCGCTGACGCGGCCTTTCAATCCCGTAAACGCTTCTTGGAAGTGATCGGCAATGGTCTGCACTACTGCCTGTGTCTCAGGGGTTCCCCCAAGATAGTTGTAGTTGAACGCATCGCTCGGGAGCTTTAGCCCCTGCATCCCGGAACCAGCCTGCGCTCCGTTGATGGCCTTAGTCAGTGCAGCAATGTGTGTGTCGTCAATATGTCCTGTTGGAATGCTGCTGGTGTTGTACGCCTCATTCAGAGACGCAGCATGAGACTCAGCATCCGCGGCAGAGGATGATACAGGCAGCTCTGGAGGGGCTGGAGGAGCCGAGTCGGGAGCACTTGTTGGCGCCCCTGTACTGGCCGGAGCCTCTGGGCCTTGTACGGCGAACGTGCCGTCATCCTGTGCCTTCACCGTGTACGGGCTGGGAGCTGACGGAGGAACGTCGTCTGCTGTCACTGTTCCGGCAGCTACGTCCGTGCCCCCACCCTTAATCGCCCTAGCCACCGACTTCAACCCACCAATAAATGCGTCAATCGTTGCGCCAGTGACGATGCCCTCAACACCATTCTTTATTCGTGCCAACGCATCACTGTCCGTCCCATTGGATTTGAGGAACCGTGTGATGGGATTGCTCAGCCATGCGGGGCCGTTCTCAATCATGTCTGAGAGGCGTGCCGCACGGGGATCGGTGGACACAGCCTGAGCCAGCCCAACCAATCCCACCTTAACGAGTGCTTTAACGGCGCCAGGCTGAATGCCTGCAACGTCGGCCACTGCACCACCTGCTTCATACGAAGTGGTGAAAGCTGACATATGCTCCGCAAAGTCGTAGATGCCACCTTGCCTCTTTCCGAACAGCGCATCGGTTGTATAGAGCGGTGCCGGTGCGCCATTGGCCCCGTCATCCGAATGATACCACTTGTCGAATCCGGCTCCGGTAGTGGGGTTTCCTGTGATCGCCCTAGCTGCTGACAGTCCGGCTTTCTCCATGGGTGTGGCTGCGTCCATGATTGTGTTACTGAGTCCGTCCGCAGCATCCGCCCCACCACGAGCGACGGCTTCACCCATCTTGGTTGTGCCACTCTTTACTGTGTTCCACAGGTCCGACATCTTCTGACCCCAGCCGGCGCTGCGCTGGGGCACTGGTGGGGTAGGCTTAGTAGGAGTGGTGGGGTGATCATTCTTCCAACCCATGCCACGTACTGATGCCTGCTCCGCTGGAGAGATTACTATTCCTTGCGATGCAGGGGTGCCCGGACCAGAAGCTACTGTGGCCGGCTGTGTAGGATCGTCTTCCCCCGATGCAGCCGGGGTGTCAAGTATATCTTCGGCCATCTGATGTTATTATGGAGTTGGTTGTGGTGTGAGCCCCATCTTCCGCATGAACGCGCTGCGTTCCTCGGGAGTGAGCAGCCCACGCTTTTTGATTTCGGCCACTGTTGCTGGGGAGAACGATCCCCCTGCACCAATCTCCGTCTGCATGGTGCGTGCGAAAGACGTATCAGCATGAGCTTTCTGAGCCTCTAGGCCAGACTTGATGGTAAGATTTGGTGTCCCAGACTTACCGAGTGTGGTGAGGTTCGCATTGTCCGTGGCAGTTTGTACGATCCCAGCCGCGGCAGCCCGACGCCGTGTAGCATCCATTGCCAGATAGGCCGGACTGGTAATCAATTCTTGGAGCTGGCTATCCAGAGACTCAGCCGCTTTCCCGAATCCGGGATTGAGTATGCCCACGCCACCAACAGAGCTCATGAAGTTGCTGCGGAGGACTTTCATTGACAATGAGTAAATCGGGTCTTTGGTGTAGCTGTTGGACTTCGACTTATCCTGCGCTGCTTTCTGCTGCTCAGTGAGCATGTTAGATGCAGTGTGCGCGTGATCCGGCGTTAGATCACCATTGGCGATCATGGCACTCAGGTGTGCGCGTGTGAGGGTTGGATTTGGACCAGTGAGGTCTTCCATCACGCTCGTCCACCCTGCGCTGTCATCCTTCTCTGTGTGCTGCTGGAGTGCCGCCTTGTGTGCTTGCAAGCTCTCTATAGCTGTGAAATCTTTGGTAGCCGTGAGAGCTGCCACCATCGGACGAATATCTGCGTTCGGGTTGGCATCCAGTGCATTGATGCCTAGCGTCATCTGCGTTGACCGGACATCATCACTGGCGCGTACCTTGGCTTCATGTGCAGCGTTGTCCGCTTCCATCTGCGACCGTACGATGTACGCATGTGTCTGTGCGAATGCGTCAGTATCTTGAAGTGTTCCAGTCCCAGCCTTTATTCCTTTGGCCAGATTGAGGTACGACGTATCTGACGCTGCTTCTGCCGAGTCTCTGAGGGCTTGGCTTGTGGCACTATTCACTTGCGTCCCGCTCATGCCCGCGGCAATGGCTTGGTCATTCTCAGCGTTGATCGTCGCCTGTATCTGGGCATCCGACGCACCTTGCGCCTTCATCGTGCGTATCGTCTGCGAATGCGTCTGTTGAAGCGTGGCCTGGGTCTGGACTTCAAGGTTCTTACCCACAGCCTCAGATGCCCGTGAGCGAAGTTCTGCCATCGCAGCATTGGCGTGCGGGTTGAATCCTTCTGTCCACGCCGTGTCGCCTGTTGCGTTATGTGCTTTGATCCAGTTGGATTGGTACTGCTGCATGTACTTGTCAACGGCAGCCATGCTTGTAGCACCTGCCATTGCTTGAGTACCATCAGCTTCCATGTCACTCGCCATCTTGCCGGCCATGAGCTGCCCCATTTGCTTCTGGGCGTACATGCGGTAGAATGGTGACGCACTGGCTGGGATAGCTCCTGACTTCACCGCATCTGCGTAAGTCTGGGCACCGTTGCGTACTGCTTTGCTAACGTCGGCCTGAGCTTGCGTTTGATCTTGCTGCTTCCCTTTCTGATCCAAGAAGTCACTCAACTGACCAACTTCTGGTGATACGGATGACAGCGAGCGGGCCAACTGCGAGAGCTGGTTGCCGCCATTGGTGTCAACGAAAGTGTCCACCGGAGATGCTACAGGCCGAACACCTTCTGGTTCTATGGTGTCCTGTCGAAGCGCACGCTGGAACTGAGTTTGCGTTTGTAGGCGATCTGCGTCAGCCATTATGGTGTCCCGGTGTCACCACCAGACCTCTGTGATGCCATCTGCGTTCCTGTCCTGAGAGCTGCACCGGCGATGCCGATTGCAGTGGCCCACGGATTGGCTGGCTGGACGGAATTTATGTGGGATTGAGTGCGAGCTTCGATACCGAGCTTCTCTTGTCCGAGCTGGTTGATTTGATTGCTCAAGTTCTCAGCGACCGAGTCATGATAGGTTCCTTGCTGAAACTTCAACTCATTGCTGAGTGCTGTAATGCTATTGCCGTTCACACCGTTGTTTGCCGCGGCGTTGTTGTTAATGCCTGCGTCTAACTGGAGTCGCTTGTCAACGGACTGGTCTGCACCAATCGCTGCGTCGTTTTCCTGCGTACCCCGGAGCGCAAGAGAGTTGAATCCTTGCGTCTGATCCGAGTTGGCTGACATCGTGTTTGTTGCTGCTGCTGTATTTTGAGCGTGAGCGGCCATAAGCTTACCACCCGCGTCTAGCGCGAAGCTGCCTAGTGCTACTGCTGCTGCGACTGGCACGCACATCTATGTAGTGCTCCTGTTGAGTCGAACAAAGTGAATGAAAGTATGGCCGTTTAAGCTGACCTCTCTCTCACGAGAGAAGCCGCAGCGGTCGAGCCACCGCAGATGTAGATGATTGCGTGCGTCAGCGACACAGTGTAGGCCGGCATAGCCAGCCCCTAAGTCGTCAAGGATCGTTGGCGCCGCTTTGATGAATGCGACAGATACCTTACTGATCCGGGGAGTTGCAAGCATCCATACGGAACCCAACTGTGGGTAGTGTGGATCATCCGCAACCCCGAAGATTGCCAGTGCATGTCGGTCTGTGCGACCGAGCGTGTCGGTATATCGCATTGCTGTACACTTCTTTGATGAGCGAAACGCAACAGGAACAGCCCAGCGTGGAGCTGCTCCTGTCACAGTCCTGACTTCCTGCTCATCTTCTGGTCGCAATCGCGCACCCACCCACACTGCATCACGAAGCACAGCGGTACGGAATTGGATCATGGGTTACTCGTGTCAAGTTTGTACCATTAGTACCTCGTGTAAAGAACTAATGCTACACAAAGGCAGCACGGTTGTGATACGTGCCTTCCCAATCAAGCCCCGAGAGTCTGAATCCATCGGAAGTATTATTCCCGATTGACACCACCACCTCAGTATTGACAGCCATGACGGGAATGCGGAAGTTGCCGTCTGCCTGAGTTGCACTGGCGAACGGGTAAGTTGTAGTGGCTCCTCCCGTAGGAGTGACACTAGCAGTGAGTGCTCTGGACTCGTGATACCTAGCGGTCAGGTATCTAATAATGAGACGGCCCGCCGTGGTGGGGCTGATATTCCCCCACCGTGAGTACCGACGCATGTACATCGGAGACAAATCAATGCGTGACGGATACACGATCCCTGTATACGCACCAGCGGTCCCTTGGCGAGCGTCCAGGTACTCACCTACTGTGTCAGCCGCTTGGACTACCAGACTAATCTGCTCTATGTACACGCCAGTCGAGCGGCGCACCACAAGTGCGAGCACACCGTCCAGCACATCCATAGCAAGGATGTGGCAGTCAGTATCGAATACCCACTTCCCCCACGCTTCCTGGATTTTGCTCTGGTTCTCAAATGCGAAGTGCTGGACGTACAGAACATTGTCTGCTGCGTCCGTCCTCACTGCCAATAATCCAAGTGCCGAATCCCCAGCCATCTGTATTGGGTTGCCTTGGATGTACGTAGGGATGTTACGTGTAGTCTCCTCTGCGTCCGGTGTCCCGGTCACGTTGACTACTGCGTACTCAAATACTTGGGTAGCCGATCCACGAGTGCGTGCAAACAAGATGTGCTTGCCTGCCACCAATGGTGGGCACTTGGCCGCATTAGTGAACTGTGACAATGGCAAGATGCCCACCGTCTGAGGACTCAATGCCGGCGCACCTTGCACTTCATACTGTCCTTCATCGGACCAGAGGAGCAGTGAGCCACCCCACTGCACCGCACTATGAAAGCGCGAGAGCATCTGGTTGGCACTCTGTACGTCGATCACGTCATCCGGGAGGACTTGTGTGACGGTCTGCCGGAAGAAGTTGAGACTGTCAGACGACATGGACGCAATGAAGTTCTGTCCTGCTGTGAAGCACAGCCGGTTCTTGTTGAAGAATATGGACTGTATCGTCTGTCCAACGAATGACGGATTGGCGTTGCTCACCAAGTCGCCTACTGTACGCCCTTTCCAGAGCGCCACATCGAACGTGAAGTTGACACCTGCACCAACTACACGGCACAGGTCGCCCTTGGTGAATACGTTGTTGACTCCACCTGTGAGTCCAGCAGACACCACAATCTCTGTGGCAGTGTTGCTGGTGATCGTGCCAGAGCAACCATCGCTCAAGTTCTCTACGATCTTCCCAACCAGTGAACCAGTTACAAGGCTCAGGTCTGAGTTGTATAGCGTGTGGGTAGTGTCAAAGCTCAGAGCACACGTAACCACTGGCACGGACGTAGCCGCGGTGAACAGGATCACGCCTGCACTTGGCGTCGTTGTGGTGTACGCCGAGCCAACGAATAGGGCCGAGATAGCCGTAGCTATAGCAGCACCAGCAGCGTCAGCCGTCAGCAGGTACGTCTCAGTGGCCGGCACAATTATCCCGCCGCCATCAGCCGTGACCTCAAACGTAGTCCCTGCTGGGTACGTCACGTCCACGTCTAGCGTGAGCTGCGTCCCGCTGAGCACTGATATCTCAAGTGGCTGGTGCCCAATCTGTCCGAGCACATGGAGACGCATTTCGCAGACGTGATACTTGTCTGGAGTTGCACCTGCCGCGTACATCAGTCGGATGTAGAAGCATGTATTGATTGGCCATGACCCAACGGCGGATAGCACCTCATCGTACTGCATGAGTCCCGCCTGATACGTCTTGGCCGACACGCGCGTGCATGTAGAGCTGTCAAATGCAGGGATGACCGTGTGAGCAGCATTGCTGGCCCACAGCTCCACCGTAGCATTTGATCCGGCTGCCAGTGCTGTCGTGTCTGCATCGAAGTACGCATTGACCGTAGCTGGTGCACCGTTGAGTACAGCCAGCGTGGCCGCTGCCCACTCAGCTTGATCGTTGAGTGAGTATGACCATGCAGGATTGAACGTCTCGTTGCCGGTCGTCCATCCTTCAAGCTGGAGTGTCCCGTTGGCAGCAGATGCTATGACAGGTCCGGCTGGAAGTCCAACCGCAGTAACACCGTCCAGCAGTGCTCCATCCAGTGACAGCAGGTGCGGCATGGTAGTGGCGTCCAGGTCCGTGAGGATGTCTGGGGCTACTGTCTCGCGCCACACGCCGGCCAGGTTAGGAGCGCCGTTGTCATCGTAGACGACGTAGTAGTTGTCAAACTGGTTGGTTGGATCGCCTGTGATTTCCACCACGACGCCCTTCTTGGCGCGCTCTGGTAGATCATCGAATCTCTGGACGGACCCTTTGATCGCAAGGATCGCTTGGTCAGCCAGACCATCACTAGCAGAGATAGCGAAGTCGCTACCGTCCGTCTTGACGATATATAATGAAGAACCGTACTGCGTGACCGCGAATCCAGTCAGCTCCGGGTTGGCTGCAATCTGACCTGCCAGCTCGGACGCAATGTAGTTTGTGCTGATAAGCCCGCGGTCATGTGGCGTCGAACCGTCAGGCGTGTTGATACCTATAGTAGTGCTGTCGAGCGTGATGTTGTACAGCGTGGCAAAGTCAGCCTGCCGTATCGACACCAGCGCTTCATTGAGAGATGGCTTGGACTTGGTGGAGTTCCCTTTCACCACGACGGTGCGGTTGACGATGTACGTCTTGTCACCAATCGTCACAGCCCGGAAGTCATTCTCTGGATCGGATGCAGTGAGGTAGTCTGTACCCCCTGGTGTATCCACAGTTATGCTGGCGCCAGTAACCGCGTCATGCACGGTGATGGCCCCATTCACGATGACAGCCCGGTAGCGATCCGCTGCGTCACGATTGACCGTGTGCAAGAATGCCGAGCCTGTTCCGCCAGATGCTCCCACAGAAGCTAAGCGCACTGACGGTGGGCGTTTCATCACCCCGAATGTGGGGTGGGACAACATGTTGATTTGCTCGGCTACCTCTGATGGTGAGCGCAAAGCCGGAGCCAACTGCGACACACCATTGAGGAGATTCGGAATACTCTGTGAAATCAGTCCCATAATGCGCTATGCTCCGGGACCGACGTTGCTGCGTGGATCAAGGATGCCCGTGAGATAGCGTGTGCGATTACCAAGCATGGAAGCTGTGTCCATGTTGTAATCAAATATGTTGCAGTGGTCGTCCTCGTTGCCATGCTCACGCTTCAATACCCGGAGAGCGTACAGCTCATCCTTCTCAGTGAACGCAGATAGCTCTTGTGCCCCAACTACCTGCTGTGTCAACTGTCGTGCAGCGCGAATTGCGATGTATCGACGGGCAGACTCAGGCAGCGAATTGAAGTCGAAGAACCAAACGGGGTCAATGTACAGGACCGGATACAGTGTTGAGTCCAGGCCGTCTCTGTTGTTGGCACGGTCATAGAACACGAGTGGGTATGTAGCTACTGAGAGCTTGCGGGGGGGACGGACAACTACGTCAACCCAGCGCGTTCCAATCTGTACGACATCACGTGCTACACGGAAGCGGGCCAGGTTGGTGGGTGGAATGAATACATTGAGGGCTAGGTCTGGGCTTCCATCACGGAGAGTCCATGCCATAGGGGAAGGCGGGTTGACTGGCTCCAGCTCATACCCGAACTCCATGTTGAAGCGCCACCCCATTGAAAGGGTTTCGCGAGTTGTGTTGCGAAGGATGTTGATAGCCATGACCAAATCCGCCGCAGTAGGCGAGTCAACTTGTGCTTGCAGAACAGGTGATTCACCTATGGCTGAAAGCATCGTGTTCACGGCCTCTAGCTCTGTGGTCGGGACGATGCCCGTAAGAAGTGGTGGCATTTATACCTAGTTTATTTGTGGGTAATTGCAAAAAAGCCGGGAGCAGAGGAGGTTGAGTCCATTGCTCCCGGCTTGGTCATGCGGGTACTAAGGTGCTTGTAAGAAGGCTGACCTCGGTGCTGACGCGAGCTACGCCATACTTTGCGTAGAAGATACGAACTGTGCCCATGTTGCAGGGTCAGTATAACTATCAGCCTACAGACTACATTGTGCGACTACGCGGTCTTGATTTCGACAGCCGCTTCTGGGCGCAGAATGCCGTGACCAACAGCGTACTTGCTCACGATGAGCGTACCCTGACGGCGAACGTCGTATGCGCTTTCAGTTGCAAGGTCGAGCAGCTTCACGGTGCCAACCGCGCTCTTGTGAGCAACGATTGCAACAGTCGTGGAGAAGTCACCCTGATACGCGGCAAGGCCAGTCGTGACATTGGTGCTCGGAATGTTGAGCGCCTTCACAACCGGGATACCACCAATGAGCATAATCTTGCCCGTGGCGATACCAGATTCCTGACCCGTGTTATACGCAAAGTCGCGGTTGGTGAGCTTGTCTGCGTTGAACAGGTTCCAGTACTGAGCGGGACGCAAGAAGATGGTGCGATCCTGCTCTGGGATGCTGTTCTCATCGAAGCGCTGAGCTGCCGCGAGAATGGACGCAACGAGGGAGTTGGCGCCAGCAGTCGTAGTGGTTGCAGCAGTTGCGTTCGTGATGACATACCCTGCTGGCAGGCCCGTGACGGTAGCAGCAGCACGCGCGGCCAGAACGAACTGGGTAGCTACGTTGATGTCATACTGCTTCGCCAGAGCAAAGCCGAGCTGCTTGGTGTACTCGCCACGAACGTCGAAGTGTGACATCGCCTGGTCGAGATTGTCGAGGAACGTGGAGGCGAGAAGCAGACCATCAATGCTAATCGTCTTTTCGGCCCCGTCGATTACATCGCCTGTAATCTCTACGCCAGCCGTGTGATATGCAGCAACAGTGCGGCCAGTGGCTGGGAACTGTACGGTCTTCATTTGTGTTATAGATGCGCGCTGTACGCACCCGCTCTACGTTGCCGCAGAGATCAGACTATATCTTCCCTAGATACGCAATGGCGTTTGAAAGTCGCTTTGGTGAATCCTTAAAGAAGCCTAAGCCAGCGTTGCAGTTGCCGCACAGCAAGCCACGAACACGCTTGGTACGGTGGCAGTGGTCCACAGCGAAGCGTGTATATCGCTTGCTGTCGAGTTGCCGTTCACAAATGCCACACTTGCCCTGTTGCTCCTCAAAGAGTGCTTGGTATTCTGCTTCTGTTACTCCCAAGTCACGTTCCCGCTGACGTAGGATGATGCAGTCCTTACACTCTCTCCGTGTTAGCCCGCTTTCCGAGCGCACGTAGAAGTGATCCAAAGGCTTCGCGGTCATACACACGCGACATACTTTCTCTAGTGTTTCCTGTTTCGAGTCCGCTTGGACCCTACTCGCTTTCGCGATAGTCGTTGAACCTTCCCCGGTAATACTCTCGGGGCTTGGCTGCTGATTGGCCACTAGGGCTGTTCCAGCAATTAAGGAAATGTTTTTAGCGAAAGGCAAGAGGACTTACCAACCATTCGCAATAGTGCGCTCCATGGCTTTGCCAAGGAATGCGGTTGCCTGCTCGAAAGCAGTCAATACCTCGCCGCTCCATATTTTAAGGAAGAGCGCGAGTGTGTCGCCGGAGCCATTGATTTGCCCAGCGAAGGATGGCGTTGCATTTGCCATAGTGTGTTACTTCTTTTGTTGAAGGAGGAAACTGTGAGTGAACAACGGTTTCGACTTCCGCTCAACTGACTTTCACGCGCGCCTTGTCGGTCGCAACCGGGACGTGGCTACTACGTAAGTGTTGTGGTGTGTCGGGTACTACAAGCGCATCACAATGTGATCGGCATGGTGACGTGCAACAGACAGGGATGGCTACGATCCACCGACCTCCACGTTTTCACCGTGGCGCTCTACCTCTGAGCTACCTGTCTAAATGGGCCAGCACACACGGCGCGAAGGAGAGAGGAACGCGCCCACTGATACTTGTCTTACGGGCCTCGTGGGGCATGTGTGTGCTAGCTGTACTGATTTACTTCTTCTTACTGTCGAGCACCGCAGATACTATTGGTGCAGTAATTTTCTCGGCTGAACGTCCAGCGATATAGCCCCCGATGCCGAGCTTAAGGAGCTGCCACATGTCAGGTGGAATAACGAGCGACTTGAGTGAGAACAGGGGAGCTACCACGTAGTCTTGAAAGATGATATACGTGAATACCAACATGAGCACCGGGCGCCAATTGCGCGCCATCCAGCTCTGCGAATCTGCTTCACTCTTGATTACTTCTGCTTGCGACTGTGCGAATGATATGTCCGCAGCCATCGCTTCTTTCTGATAGTTCGCTTCAAGCTCCAGCAACGCCTGCTGTGCTGCTAGCTTCTGCTCTGGTGACGCAACGAATTGATTTATGAGTCCTGTAACACCACCAACGAGCGACTTCCCTGGCCCCATAAGGAGCGAAAGTATTGAGCCCATGTGGATTACTTGGTGTTGGCTACACGCTTCGCAACCGCAGCGTTATACGCTGGGTCTTTCGCATAGCGTGGGTCAGACATGGCTTTCACCATCTCCGCATTGCTCTTGAATCCTGGATACTCTGACTCGGCTGCTGCTGTGACTGCTGCTGTGATAGGAGACACCGGTGGTGATCCATTAGCTGCTTTGTACTGCGACACGACGCCAGCAAGGGCCATCTTCACGATGCCTTTGTTGCCAGTCTGAATCGCCGCATCGTACGCCACTTGGTCATCCGCTGACAGATTCGCTTTCGCCCATTCAATCACGGACTTGAGTGCGTCGTCCCCACCAGCCACAGCGGCAATCTCTGCGTGTGTCTGTGCAGCAATAGCTACCTGTCCGTCCACGTATGACTTCACTTGGTCAGCCGTGAGGCCGGCGTCAGCGAGAGACTTCATGGACGTATCAGACAGCTTGCCAGTCTGTGCGAACTCGGTACTCATGGCCGTGATATCTAACTTGGCCGCGGTAGCGACTGCTAGAACATCGGCGGGAACTACCGGAGCTGGTATGACGGCGACGGGAGGAGCGACCGTCTTTCCGTCTGTGGTGGAAGCAGACCCTAGCTTCTTCTCCAGCTCACCGTATGACTTCGCCATGTCCTCTGGCGTCTTGAACTTGTCAGGAAGCCACGCCGGCCTTGCAGGTTCGGCTGCCGGAGCAGCGGGGGTGGCAAGGGCCGGGTCCGTGGCTTCCTTTGGGATTACTTGTACTCCACCATTCACCGTGTCAACGATGTTGGCGGCAGGCACCGGAGTCGGATCAACTTTGACATCTGGCGTTATCTGATATGATGCAAATGACATTCTGGTCTGGTTGTTATGGAACCGTTATCGCGCTTGTTGTGGCTGCGGCGGTGCCGATGGTTGACCGTTCTGAGTTGGCTGTGCAGCGGATGCCGCCTGTTGCGCTTGGTCACTACCCGCTTTGATTGCGGTAGGGCCAAGCTTCTGTGCCAGCTCGTGTTGCTGTTGCTGATTGACTTGCTGTTGCACGGCATCATCACTCCGGATCAATCCGGTCATGTCGATACCAAGCGCGGTGCCGCGACGCTTGAGGTAGCCGCCCACGTCCACATACTGTGCAACCACGGGTGGCCCGAAGTTCTGAGCAAGTCCTTGGAGCAGTACGTCTAGGCGCTGGAGGTCGGCATTGCGACCGAGTGCTTCCAGTCCTGTGACAATCGACGGGTTGACTGCCTGCTTCGGGAGCACTGGCAGCTTACGCTCGCGCTCCATCTGTGCCATCATGACCGACACCAGCGGACGCTGAAATTCTTCACCTAGGATGGAGTAAAAGCCACCGAGTCCCATTTCAAGGGAGTTGGCAAGGAGACGAATCTCCTCGGCTGTAACACGCTCAGCGTCTCGCTGTACTGCGGTGTCGAGTAAGAATGCTTGCTCTAACCTGTGTTGGATTCCGTCTGCTACTTCCTTGGTAACTTTGAAGTCGTTGTACTTATCAAGAGTTACCGCGCCAACATCTTCTTTGTCGCCATCCAAGACATCGCCACTACGTGCAGCCGCAAGTTTGTTCTTGTCTGTGAGGCCATTCTCTTTGACGAGATAGACAACCTTGGCGGCAACAACGGAGAACCGGACGACGGCTTCGGTGAGGGACTCCAGAGATGACATGTCACCTTGGTACTCTTCAACGAACCCGCGGCCATAGTCTTCGTTCGTGATGTGTGTGAATCGAAGTGGAAGCCAAGGGGTCTTGTCGAGTGGGTATGTACCCTGAGTGTCGGGCACGATCTTTCCGCACGCCTCTTGATACACTTCCCACGTCTGCACGCCGGTGTCTGATTCTTTCCGTGACACGCGGGTGTACAGGTCGATTGTCTTGTCTGGGCTCGCGTCGTTCGCTTCCACAGCGTCGTTCGCTTCCACGATGGCGAGCACTTTGGGAGGCAACGACATCCGACTGAGCGACTGCTTGACGACTATCTCCAGCACGTTGCCAGACATGTCGCGCTTGACGACGTAGTTACTGAGCATGTGGAGCTGGAGCTTGCCAGATGGCAGCACTTGCACCAAGCCATTGCCGGCGACGAGGAGCTGCTTCAACGCTTCAAACACAATGGTCCGAGCGCCTACTTGCTCCAGCCGATTACACACGGCACGCTCAACGCGGCCAAGGGCTTCCTCCAGCGCACCGCGGGCGTCGTCGCCCATCTGCGGGTTGGCTTGGAACTTCTGAGCCAGCTTCGCCACAACAAAGTCATCCAGCGTGAGCCGGAAGAAACTAGAGCCGGGTGGCAGGAGAGCGAGCAGTAGCTTGGAAGCTAGGTTGTTGACCCCACGAGCACCTACGCTCTGGAATGGAGTCTCGTACATCGTTCCGCCATTCGCACCCTCCGGGGGAAACAGTCCGGGGATCGTGTAAGCAGAAGCGGTACGCGCACGCAGCAGGTACGGCGCACGCGATGCTTGCAAGGAATCGTACCGCCCTTGCGCGGTCATTACTTGTGTCAGGCCAGAATCGGCAAGACTTTTCTTCTTGGTCATTCTGCTTGGCCTGTGTCCTAATAAGGTTCTTCGCACTATGTGGGAGGACTGGCGCCGGACTACAGCACCGTCAGCGATTGTTCTTTAGCCAGTGCCCGTAGTGTTTGGATGACATCCTGTCGTCCAACTGCGATCCAGATTTCTCGTTCGGAGTCGCCTATGTTCGGGCATCGGTTAGGGATCACGCTGGACAGCCAGTCAACCAGCGATTGATCGACAGGGGGTTTCTTTCTGTCTGTCATACGTGCGTCCGTAGGGAAGGGTCATTGATTCTGGTTCGGCCTAGATATGGCGACTCGTATGGATTGGCAAAGACGAATAGTGGATGGAGCCACACCACTTGCCGAACCCTGTGCGTCACGGCCAGATTGCTACGGCGTGTCTGTTTCGTTTTGACCAAGCCCGCAGCCGGCGGCACGGAGCCCAAGTAACTGAGCTGGCGTCCGCTTTCGTATCCGGTCAAGATGCCTTTTCGGAATGCTTCAAGTCGAACGTCCGATACTGTGATGCCCTTGGTGCCTGCTGCATACGCCAGCGTCTCAGCGATCTTGGCCAGACGTTCGATCATGCCAAGGTTGGCACTGGCCTGCTGACGGGGCCGGTACTCAGTTGCGTTCTGTGTGCTGCTCATCTGTTGTCTCTCCTAATGGGTGGTGGGTAAGGCTTCAAAGCATCTACGTACATCATTCCGAGCAGCTCAGTAGCGATTGCAAATTCCCAAAGCGAACCTCTCGCTGTCGGGGCATCCCAGCCGGGGAGTAGTGCGATCACATCACACGCCATGAGCAGAACCACATCATTTTTGCAGTACGTCAGGTACGGCAGCGTGGCATCGCCATTGAATGACTCTGCTGGATTCGCCACACTCCACCCCATGTCACGCCATGCTGCTGCTGCTGCATGGAACGCTGGGAAATTGCACTCGGGGAGCCCGGTCATCGGGCCGGCTATATAGACCCTCATCGGAAACCTCGTCCGACACGCAGTGTGATCGGCCCAACGGAAACCCACCACTGCTTGGTGTACGTCAGTCGGTCGATTCCTACCGCCCAATTATTCAGGTCCAGCGGATTCCAGAAGTAGATGTGGAAGTACTTCATGCGTCCTCCCCTTCATCCAGAAACACCCGGTCGTCGAACTGACCGTACAGGTGTGGCCGGAGCACAGAGTACATCACGAGGAACATGATGCCGCACGCTGCGTGGAACAGGTGAGACAGTTTGGATTCAAGGTCATACTCCTCACCCATGTACCATGCCGTGAGATGGCGCTGCACCCCACCATACACAGTCGTCCAGCTCATGCCGCGGAGCCAGTTGTTAGCTGCGTACTTCTCGCGGCCATAGCCCAGCACGCGAGCGATGCCTACGATGAAGCCGGGGACGATCAATTCAAGCGGGAGCTTTGCTACAAACATGCACCCCTTCACACCGCCGCCATCAATGTCGCCAGTGTAGTCCTCGACCTCCGGCACTACTTCATTCTTTCTGGTTGCCACGGTATTACCTCCGCTTTCTTAAAGTCATATTCAGTGTGCCGGCATATCCGGGCCACCTGTGCGTTCATCAGTGCCACGTCTTCACTCAGTCCTGCTTTCTCATAAGCCGTCACTATCGCAGCCCACGCATCGGCTCCGGTGAGGTCGCCAAGTATCTTCTCTGCTTTCACAGGTCCAATGCCGGGGCAGCCGGGGTATCCGTCAGTGGTATCCCCTGTCAGCGTTTGCATCAGGTGGTAGTGATCGGCTTCCGCCGATGTAACCGTGCGTACGCTTTCTATGAATGACAGCGTTGGGTTGTCCTTGCGTGCTTTCTGGACAGCCCCGTAGTTACATAGGTCGCCGGGGATTGTCTGCATGTCCTTGTCGAGCGACACGATGATCTTCTCGTCGGCCTTCACCAAGTGCGGGTGAGTGGCGAGGATGCCGAGGATGTCGTCACCCTCCAGACCGGGCCGCTGATACACTACATACTTCTCAGCTACGTACTCACGCATGGCCTTGTAGCAGACCGGCTTGCGTGTCTTGACGCGAGCGTGCTTGTACGTGGCCATGATGGACTTGCGCCAGTTGGCCGTATCCGTGATGGCGACGATCACACTGTCTGCTTGTAAGTCATTGAGCACACCTTCCAGCGAACGATTGAAGTGCTCGGCACACGCATCGAAGTCTGCGTGCAGCGTCCACAGCCAGTCGTCCCACTGCGTCTCGTACTCGTTGGCGGCGGTTGCGGCGAAGATGAACGTGTCGCCGTCTATGAGGGCTACGCGGGTCACGCTGCTGCTCCCTTGTGACCGTCGCCGCCGAGCGTAACCTTGTACAGATGCCCACCCTTCTCGTGGAACACAACGACACCTTCCGGCTGCATGAAGCCTGGTGCCGCTACGCTGCCCCATGTCTCCAGATAGCGTAAGGATTCCTCTACATCATTCGTTGAGAAGTTCTCCAGGTAGCCAAGTACGGGAACGACGTGAACGCACGCCGGCATGTCGATTGGCTCAGTGACAAAGTTCTGGTTCCACTTACTCACGTTGAACAGGGACCAACGCTTCTCACTCAAGCCGTAGCCGCGGGCAATCCCTTGGCCCCACCACTCACCGTAGTGCCGGCCAACGCCGAGCTTGCGCAGTTCCTCCTCGTTGTCACGCACCCATGCGGCGAAGCCGTAGTTGTCCGTTGTCTTGCCTGGGGTGATCCAGCGGTTGCGTGAGCCGGCGCGCACCGTGCCATCCTCACTGATCTCCACGAGGCCGTTTGTACCATCCAGCTTCTCAGTGATGATGATTGGACGGAACAGACGGGGAATCGGGGAGAACTTCGGATATGGTGCTACTGCTGCTGCTTCCTCCATTGCCTTCTCTCCTTATATGAATGAGAAAGCGGCCCGATCCGTTAACCAGACCGAGCCGCCAAGATTTTGCCCAGATACTCATTGCACGCAGCGCAGAAGTAGCGCCATATGCTGTCATGTTCTTCGCCACACCATGCGCACTTACGCACGGTAGACTTCGCCCCGCCACACGCCCATGCCCTCGTGTATGTAGATAGGCTCCACGGACACCGCGCCTGTAGTTGGCTCGAATGTCAATACGACACAGCCCTGTTCCCAGTTTGGATCAACAACGTATTCGGGATCAAGCCGTGCAGTTGTGCCTGTCTCTACCCACACGTGACTACCGTTTGCATCGCGCCGATAGAACACACCTAGCCTATGTGTGTGCCCCGACGCACCGCTCTTTCCGTACTTCTCATGTTCTCCGGCTGCGGTGTACGCGCTCTTGCTCCGCACCAACGAGCCATGTTTCAAGATGAACTTGGGCAGCAGGTGCTTCTTAGACTGCTCGCCGTACTGGTAGAACTCGCAATGCAAGCTCTCCAGATCAAGCAGCTTGGGCCACGTTATCGCTTTCTGGAAGGCCGTCAGCTTACCGAGCTGAGCTGCTGGCCCATCCATCTGCCACATGGCCCGCTGCATACGGTTTTCATGATTACCCTCAAGAAATATCATGCGACTGTTGGGACTAATCTTTCTGGCTTGTGCCAAGTGCGCGCGTGCCATGTTGATTTCATCTTGCAGACTTTCCTTTCTCGCTGGGTCTTTATCGAACCGAGACAAGGAGTACGCATCGCACAAATCCCCCATGTGGACCATGACTGTTGGCTGGAGCCGCTTCAAGACACCAAACACAACTGCTATGGCGCTATCGTCTTGGCTCGGGAAGTGTGTGTCCCCCCACAGTAATGCAGTAATCATCTTGCCCTTACGTGGAGCAACCGGCTTGTCGAACTTCACCGCGAACGGACGCACCGGAACTGTTAACAGTCCGGTAGGCGTCGGCAAGTATGGTGATTCTGTGTCGTCTAGTGTACGTCGCGCCAAGTAGCCCCCAGCTTCGCCTCACCCGTAAGGGGACAGCGAAAGTGAAAATGTTGTGTCATGTGTTCAATGGAAGCGATTGCTATTGCACCTGCTTCCTCTGCTATCTCGTCGCGCACTGCGACCTCTATCTCATCGTGGACCCACAAACATGCAGCCCACTTGCCGTCCCACCCCTGCGCACCAAACCGCTCCGTCATACGCCGGTTGAACTCCACGATCCATCTCTTACAGATCACAGCACCCGTGCCTTGTAGTAACGAGTTGAGTGCCGCATGTTCTGAGCGGATGAACGTGAGTCGTCCGTCAATGAGCTTGAGGTATCCATTCTTCTTGGCCGATTCTTTTACCGCATCGGTCAGGTATGCCATAGCTGGAAGATTCTTGAGGAACTTCTTCCGCAGCTTTGCGCCAGCTACACTCTGCTGGTCGGGTGAACCGAGTGGCAGAATGATGGAGCCCAGCTTTTGATTTCCTGCGCCATAGAGGAATGCGTAACAAAATGTTTTCGCTATATCACGCCCTTCCTTCCCCTCCAGTCCGAGCGCATCCCTGTTGACCGCATGCACGTCACCATTGAGAATGACATCGACGTATGCACCGCCGTCATACTTCGCCATGTAGTGTGCCAAGCATCGCAGCTCCAGCCCACTAGCATCAGCGCCGAGCATCTTCCATCCCCGTGGGACAGTGAACAGCTCACGGCACTCAGGACCATACGGGCTCGTCACCTTTGGCACTTGCCCAAGGTTTGGATGCATGTGTGCGCCGCGGCTCGTCACCGTACCACATGATATGATTGATCCGTGGATGTGATACGCGCCAGTTATTGCGCCGCCTTGCGCGCCATCTTTGGTCGCATACTTGAGCCACGCCTGCTTGCCTTCGGACAACTGCCCGAGTCGTTTGGACACAAGCAGACATTCGACCAGCTCCGGCAGCGCTGGGAAGTCCAGACCTTTCAGCGTGGCGTCGTTCATCTCCGGCTCGCCACTCTCTGTGAACTCCGTCGGTTGCCAGCCATACAGTGCAGTGAGACGATTCGCTATGTGCTGCCGCGACTTCGGGTTGAACGTGATGGTTTTCTTCTTGATGACCGGAACGCCCTTCTTGTATCCGAGAGTCCTGTTGTCGCGCTTAGGAGTGAACGGTTTACAGTCCACTTCCCACGAACCGAACACGTCGGCCAGGATTGACTCTAGCTCCGCACGCCGGCCAGCCAGAGTTGCGGCCAGAGTCGTTGCTTTAGCCATGTCAAAGGGCACACCATTTCTTTCTTGCTGTGCCAGATACCAGCCGAGCTGGTGTTCGGTGTCTATTGCTTCGGGAGAAATCTTCTGCTGACGGAGCATGTTCACCAGCTTCACCGTCACAGCAATGTCACCAACGCAATAGGCTGACATCTCCGGCGTCCACACGGCCCAATCAGTTGACTTTCCGTAGTCACCTTTACGCAGACCAAGACGATAGCCCCAAGCCTCAAGGCTGTGGCGACCAATCAAGTTTCCGGGGAGTTTGTGCTGGCGCCAGCGTTTGAAGTCGGATTCTTTTATGTGCGCGAACCGCAAGCGTGCCATCAACAGTGTGTCACGTACCTTGGACTCATCAAGGGTGAACGACGGATATACTTTGCGCAATGCGGGTATGTCGAAGTTGATCCCGTTGTGCCAATAGCTACGCTCCGCAGCCTGCACGATGCGCAACCCCTCTGCGATTGGGACATAGCCCGGCTGATCTGCACAAGACAAAACTGCCCCGTCATCTAAACTGTGGATGGCGAGGCAGTGAATGGTTGTGAGCTGGTCAAGCAGGCCGTTGGACTCAAGATCACACACTATGTGACGCATAAGTCTCCCTTGCTGTTGTTCTCCCAGGCCGTAAGAACTTGTAAGTTCCCAGCCTCATGCTTGCCACCTTTGCTCAGCGGTACGATGTGATCCACCTGATGTGCAACTCCGGTTTCTCTAGAAAGCCGGCGCGCCTCCGCATAAAACGAGATGCACGTAGCGGGCGTATATGTTTCACCTATTACTGCACCCCGCTTCACGGCCAAAGCACGCCCCTGACTTGCCGCCCAGGCGTCTGGATTCCGGCGCCTCCATATGCGTACAGACGCGGTGGAAGGAGAATTGGTTCGGCGCCTCCACTCTTTGGTCCAAGCTATGGTACGCCGCCTCTGACAAATAATGCAATTTCGTGTCGCTACATGCCGTTCTGCAATATGCCCGTGCTTACAGGGCTTCCCTGTGAAATAGCGTCGGCTTCCAAAAGCAATAGCCTCAGCCCTAGTCATCACCCCGAGTGCAGTATCAGAAATCATTGTCACCGCCTCCGGTGGTTGTAGTTGTGTTGAACTCACTGCCGTCAGAAATTGGGCTACGTTTTTCTGACAGTTCTGTCTCGTACAGCAGGCCAGTCTCCCTGTCGTACCCCAGCAGGAACGTCTCGCCCATGCCGCGCCCTGTCTTACGCTCTTTGAGGATGCGGACGGTAGTTGTGGAGCGCTCCTCCATATTTGCCGCCTGCTGGTTGCGCTCAAGGCCAATCATCTGGTACGACCAGAATATGATCGTCCGTGATCCTTTGAAATGTTTTCCCATAACCCTGCCACCTTCCTCGTGAGGCTTACCTTCGGGCGTAGCAAGGTGCGACACAACGAACAGCGTGCAGTCGAGACGCTGCACCATGCTGCCCATCTCGGACATGATGCGCTCAATGCCAGTGCGCTCATCCTCCTCAGCGGCAGCCATTGCCGTGATGTTGTCGAGGAAGAAGTACCGGACACCTTCCGTGTGAACCAGGTATTCGATCTTCTCTTTGATGGTGTCCCATTCGTTCACACCAAAGCTGTCGTACAAGAACACCTTGCCGCCATCCATGAGGGACTGCCACGCAGCATCTTTGTCGGTGTCGCTCCAGCCGGAGTCAGGCACATGGAACGTCTTGCCGGCCAGCTTGCCGGCCAGTCGCGTCGCTGTCTCAACAACGTGCTGCTCCAGTGAGAACACGCCAACGGATTCTTTGTGCTCCGTGATGAGGTGCTGAATGATCTGTGCAAGGAAGTCCGTCTTTCCTCCCCCGCCCGCGCCACCAATGGTGATGACAGCGCGCTCTGCGATGCCGTACATTAGCTCAGTGAGTCGAGGCCACGGGTACGATAGCCCAAAGCTCGGCGGTGCTTTGACCTGCTCGGACAGCGTAGCCATATCAACAATGCCTTCCGGTCGATACTGAGCTGCACCCCACATGGCACTGACCATCTCCCCAACACGCTTCGCTTGAAGCATTTCGTTTGCGTCTTTCAGGGGAAGTGTGGCGATGTGTGCGCGTCGGCCAATGATGGACGCAGCTACCTTCGCAGCTTCCACGCCCTTCTCATCCTGGTCAAACATCAGGACTACCTTCTCGAATCCAAGGAAGTAATCCCTGTGCGTAGCGATGTACTTGCGTATCTGATCGCCGGCTCCGCATCCAATGGACACGACCGGCCACTTGTTGTCTTGAACTTGCGACATGGAGAGCGCATCTATCTCACCCTCTGTCACCACGATCATGCGTCCGGTCTTAGGCCACGACTGTGCGCCGAATGGGAGTGCGGACTTGGGATCACCAAGCCACGCGAACTTCTTGTCAGCTCCACGAATCTTCTGTGCGACCAGCTCACCGTCAGCGTTGTAGTATGGAGCAATCTGTACCTTCTGCCCTTTGTAGATGCCTTTCATGTACCCAAAGTGCCGACACGTTGCTTCCGTGATTGGGCCGCGCGCTGTGAGTGCAGAGCATAAGCCTTCTAGTAAACCTTGTGTCACTCTCCTCCGTGCTACTTGTGGTGGTGTGTTTCCGTCACCACGCTTATGGAAACCACAACTGAAACAGTGCTCGCTATTGTCACTGTAGAGTGAGTTAGCGTCCGACGATCCACAGTCAGGACAAGGGATGTGCGTTATGAATACACTGCCATCCCCTGTCTCTACATCACCACTCACAGCTCTACAAGGTCAGTGATGCGACGGAAGAACTCGTCCTCACCCATCCCCTCTAAGCGCAGCACTGTGATGAAGGTGTGGTTGCCGAAGCCTACCCTATGCTGCACATACGTCTGATAGCGGAGGGTGTCCCACGATTCTGCATCTGACGGGGCCGACCAGCCAGCTTGGCCCGGACAAATAGCAACTCTGTACTCGCGGCCTGCACAGCGCACGCGCTTGCCGTGTATCGAACCGCCGACACACTTGAATAGGTCACGTTCCATGACTACCCTCGGGGCTAGTGGCTGACGGGAGGCTACCAAGATTGTCTGCGTGCACCACATTCACATCGAACTCCAGCGTCTCACCGTCGGGCCTATCAGATGGGAATGCGGGCTTCTGTCTCATGCACACGCCCCTCTGTGCTGGGTACTCGTTGATGTTGAGATTGTACGCTGACCAGTACCGTGTGAACGGCAATTCCCAGTAGAGCTGCGTCGCGCTCAGCCCGGAATGCCAGCCGACGTACAGGTCAGGCAGGAATCCCGCCGACTTCACGCAGCGATACCACTCATCACAATAGTCCATGATGTCCTCTGCTGGTGTGCCAACAGCCACACCTTCCAGGTCCAGTGCCACGCATGTCCCCGGCACGATACCAACAGTGCGTGCTGTGTTTGCAGCGACGGTGCCGTAGATACTTCCTTTGTCCAATGTGGGCGTCCATGATTCAGCCGATTCGACGTGTTGGACTGGCATCACTGCCAAGCCATTGTCGAGAAGGCGCTGCACTTCCGTGGCATACAAGTCATTTGCACCCATGCGGATGCGTGGCAAGTAGCGACGAACGAAACGGTAGCCGTGATTATAGAATGCGCGCGCCGAGCTGGCAGAGACGGCTTGGTTCGTGTCGAATCCTATGGTGCCTGCTGGTAGAGTCTTCAATACTCCTGTCATAATTTTGGTTCCTCTGCGAGCCAATCGGCTTCAAGTATTTTATGGCAAAATGGGAATCCATTCTTGGACGCCCACTGACCATAGGTAGTTTTGCTGTTCTTGCTGAGTTTTGTGTGTGCGTTCTGGAACACAATGCGAATATCCAAAGAAGGATGCTGCTGCTTCACGAGGAGCATCTTTGTCCTGTCGGCCACTGTGAATCTGCCTTTGAGTTCCAACATGATCCCACTAGCCAGCACTACGTCCGGCTTGTATGTATGCTTGGTCGCCACACGGGCGTATGGTATCAACAAGGGCTCGTACTCAAATGGAGCCCCCGATTCTGCTAGGTGCTCCAATACGTTCTGTTCAAATGCTGACCGAAATCCGGCAGCGACAGCCGCAAGTCGGGCTGGCGATTTTCGAACACTTTTTCCCGCAGTTCTCACAGTCATCGGAGCTCACCAACTGCTTCGTCCAGCAGACATAGCCAACATTCTCCCGTACAATCCCGTGCTATTCCAGCGTTACCATATGATGCTTCCAGCAATGCTGCTGCTTCATTTCGCGTCAGTATCTCACGAGGGTAAATAGAGCCCCGTACCAGTTCGATACGGGGCTCTCCGTTTACAACAATGATTTCTACTGATGCGCCATTAGCGCCTGTGGTCACGATTCGTTAGGCCGGAGACGGGGAATGTTGCTGGCCAACAAGCAATCATCGATCTCATCCCATACGCCGTACTGTGCATCATCCTCACTTGAACTATCAAAGTCGTTGTCCAGATAGAGGGCCCGCTCAATGAGCTGTAGCTCAAAGTCGTCAACGATGAGCGTGTGCTGTCGTGGGGCCACTTTTGTTGTGATCTTCATGCGTCCCCCTTTACATCACGCAGGCGTGTGAGGCCTACGTTACCGGTGGCATAATATATTCCTACCCACAGATCATAGTTGTTGATTGGGGAGCCTCTGTCGTCATAGTGTAGCGCACGTTCGATCTCTTGTAGCTCTCGGTCGTTCACGACAAGCGTGTGGATGTGATCTACCGGAACAGGAAGCACCGGGACCAATACTGATGTGATCTTCATTATTTAGAACTCGTCCTTAGCAGAAGCGTCCACGGGGGTCGCCGCGTCGGCCGCGAATCCATCATCGCCACTCTCTGCATCTGTGGCTGTGAACTCGTTGTCTGCTTCCAGATCATTGACCGAGAACCCATCTTCCTCAGCTTCAAATCCGTACCCTGCTGCGTCCCTAGTTCCCCACTCGACGAGCTTGAGAATCTGGACGGAGTACAGACGCAGCTTTGCACCCGCTCCAGTCTGTGATTCGTTCCACGGCGAGATTTCAAACGCCACCTTGCCCACGGTGCCACCACCAATTTTGATTTCCCGTTTGATAGGAACACCGTGGGAATCAAACAACGCCGGCTTGCGAGTCCATGGCTTCTTGTCTTTGTCCAAACCACCCGCATTTGATTTGAATGAGAACGTGATCGTACCATCCTCCTCCTCACGGTATGGCATATCGTCACACAGCTTGATCTTTGGAGGCTTGGACCCTTTCTCTACCTTCTTACCGGCGTACTTCTCTTTCATCTCCACAAGAGCTGCTGCTGCTACAGTGTCCACAGCTTCTTTCAGAGCCAGTGCTTTCTCGGACGCGGGCATGTTGACCTTAACGTGGTACTCACCGAACGCCATCTTGTACTTCATGTCTGGGGTTGTCAGGTGCGGATAGATGAATGATCCTACGTCTGACACTTGCAAGTCTTTCTTTGCCATGTGATGTGTTATTTGGTTGTGTGTGTGGGGGGTACTACTACTTGAGTTCCGATGCTACGCGCGTGGTGTACGGTGGGAGCTGCACGGTGTCGATTGCTTCGACGGTGTAAACGCCACACTTTGCGCACCGCCAATTCTTGTCAGTGAGCGCCTGAATCACGCCGATGATGTCACCTCGGTGGATCAGTGAGACATTAGGGCGCGCGCAGTGGGTATCAATCTCATATCGTGTGCTGATCGTGCCGTTTGCTTCTGGCGCCGAGAACTGGCGCTTGACTTCTTTCGTGTCTCCGGCGTGTGCTACTTCATCCACACGGACAAGGCGAAGGAGAGTCCAGAATGCAAATCCCGTGCTCAGCGTATGTTCTTGGAGGTCGCGAAGGGCGGTAGCCTGAGAATCGTACAGCGCGATATCATTCAGACTGCTTGAGAAGGGATATGAGCCTTTGCCATCTAGGCTCAAATAGCCCGCTCCATCTGCGATTGCGTATTTTGTCATAGCTTTTCGTATTTCTCCTATTCCCTACATGTGAAAAACCCCGCAACTCGGTAGTGAGCTACGGGGTGGGGGTGTTCTGTGTGTACTGCTACTGCTACTGCGACTACTTGAGTGTCGTCGCTACACGCTCGGTAACTGTGCGTGTCGTCAAATCAACGCGGACGATCTTCGCGGTGGGCGTGAGTGCTTTGCCGAGAGCGACCGTGTAGTTGCCTACAAACTCTAGGGCGGACTCTTGAGTTGGGAACATGCGCGCGCGGTCGAGTGAATCTGCCCACGTATTGCGACCGACGTTCGGGTATGCGCCAGTCAAGTATGCAGGGTATTCCCCCGGGCAACCACTGGACACTGCGTACATCTTGACTGCCTGTTGTGGCATTTCGAGCGATGAGCGCCACGCAACTCCAGGCATATAATCCTCAGCCGA